CTACCCATCCAACAGCGGCACGCCTGCACGCCTGTACGTCAACAGCGACTACAGCATCAGAGTGATGAATAAGAACGGCAGCACGGTCTATAGTGCACCAGAGGCAACGGAAGCCTACGGCGGCGGCATCATCAACGCCAGTCAGGTTGTTTACGACCCCGCAGGCATTGGTGCAGTCCCAACTACCGTACAAGCCAAACTGCGCGAAACCGTCAGCGTCAAAGACTTCGGCGCTGTTGGTGATGGGGTGACGGATGACACGACTGCGATTCAAGCGGCGCTTGCTGCTTCAAACTCAATAATTTTCCCTTCGGGAAACTACTATCTTGGTGAATACAACTCATCCAATGATGTTGTTTTCCAGTTGTATAACGGAACGTACACTATTCAAAACATTGGTGATGTGACGCTGACGTTGCGCACTGCGGCTGGTGTCGGCGACTGTTTCCCAACAGTGTTTGATCTTTACAACGCAGGTAATTCATCTTTCGGTACGTTTTCTTTTACAGACCTTGGTTATGACGATAGCACAACCAACCGCAGAGGTCTGAAAGCATATAAGTTTACTGCTGACAGCGGATCAGGCACTTGGGGCAATGTCCACATTCAGGGAATCACTTGTAATGACTGTATCGGCCCTGTGTTTTTTGAGGGCGCTGACGCAACCAATCGCGTGTCTGGTGTAAAAGTTGACTATATTGGACTTGACAACTGCTACTACGGAGTCAATGCCTTGAACCAAGGTGACAACGTATCGGTCGGCTTGATGAGTTGTAACCAAGTTCGTCGTGTGTATTTTGTATATGGATGCAAAGGTCATCGAGCAACCATAGCTGACCAAAACCCTAAAGGCAGCACAGGCACTGTAAACATTTCGCGCAGTGTAGGCGGTTTCGACACGACAGACATTACCATCAACTACTCTTGCTACCAGACGACAGTTAACAATCAACTCTATGTCCTGATTAACCACATTGACCTGCTTGGAGGTGAAATCAGCAACATCAATCTTAATCTCGATATTGATGTTGATTTGGTCGCCACTCCGCTGCGGTTTATCAACTACGATGGGGCTGGAAATCAAACGTCTGCGGCTTCGCTTAACGTTGTGGACAACGTGATTGTCTCTGGTCGTTTCGGTGCCACTTGCACGTCAATTCTGACCATTGCTTCTTATATAACCAACAAAGGCGCGTTGACTGTAAACGTGCCAACTGCCGTGGTCGGGAGCAACACGGCATCTGCCTTTCGCGTTCGCAACAAAAAACTCAGCTACACCCCGACGTGGACTGGTGCTATTAGCAACCCTGCTCTTGGGGATGGTAGTCTTTCTGGCGATTACGAGCTGATCGGAGACACCTGCACGTTCAACATCGTGCTGACGATGGGCGCGACCACCACCTATGGGTCTGGTTCGTTCATTTTCTCATTGCCAATGCCCGCTGATAATTTTTCTGTGCTACCGGCATATGCCTTAGAATTTGGCGCAAATCACTACACTGGTTTGGCTCTTGTAACTGGAGGCGGTCCTGACGTGTTTATTGTTTCCAATAACTCATCGGACACTTGGAGAAGTGTGTTTCCGTTCATATTCGGCAATACTGACCGCATTTGGATTAGCGGAACTTACATCGTCCAAGATTAAACATATGCTTACACCAACAGTTAATTTTGACTTTACAAGCGCGATCCTAGATTCGCGCATTACGTTCACTCGCCCACTGGCTTCAGCAACGCGAGTCAACTCATCAGGTTACGTTGAGTCGGTTGCGGCAGACACGCCAAGGTTTGACTTCAATCCGATCACCAAAGTTTGCAGAGGCTTGCTGGTTGAGGCGGCTTCTCAGAATGCATTTTTGTATTCCGAGGATGTGTCAAACGCATTTTGGCAAGTTGCGAAGATTAACCTTAACATAGCGGCAGATTCCGTAACGTCTCCAGCAAATTTGCTGAACGCGGACAATGTAATCCCAACTGCTGTGAGTGGGCAGCATTATCTGCAAACGACCGCAATATCAAATACCGCTAGTCAAACTTACACAGTCAGCGTTTTCGCCAAGGCAATGGGGTACAACTTTTTGAGACTTGGGCCGGCAAACGCAACATTGAGCAATAGAGCGTGTTTTGACCTGTCTAATGGAACATTTATTCAAACTCCCGCTGGCGCGGCAAAAATAGAAAATTACGGTGGTGGTTGGTATCGGTGCAGCGTGACGTACATTGCTACTGCTACAACAACAGCCAGTGTATTTTTTAGCGTCAACAACACGTCGTCATTAAACACACTGTCTTTCACTGGTGATGGTGTTTCAGGCATTGCACTGTGGGGCGCTCAACATGAAACTGGCCCACTTGCCACCAGTTACATTCCGACAGTGGCATCTGCCGTCACCCGCAACGCCGATGTAGCCACCATCACTGGCACCAACTTCAGCGACTTCTGGCAAGCCAGCAAAGGCAGTGTTCTGGTTCGCGCACGACCCGACACAGTCAGCGGCACTCGCCCATGGGTGCAGTTCGACGACGGCACGGCAAACGAGATCATCGCGTTGCGTGGCAACACCACGAACCCGGAACTCTACATCGTCGATGGCGGCACCCCGCAGGCTCAGATTGACGCAGGCACCATTGCAGCCAACACCGACTACAGCCTGACCGGCTGGTGGGCGATCAACGACTGCAAAGCACGGCTGGACAGCGGCGCTGTGGTTACGGACACTTCAGCAACGATCCCGACGGTGACGCAGGCGCGGCTAGGCAGCGACGGCACGAACTACCTGAACGGCCACCTCGCCAGTGTCAGCTACTACGACAGCTTCTCGGAGCAGATCTACACCCGGCGCAAGAACAAGGCCGTTTTCAATCTCATGTAAGGAGTCATCATGGCAACCAACTCGCAAATCGCATTTAACCCGCAAGGCAAGACCGTCGTCGTGGCGGCTGCTGCCGTCGCACCACTTGGCGTGCAGGCTCCTGTCGACCAGCGCTTCAGTGCGCAGGAGACCGGCCAGGTGCGCGTGGTGAACTCCAGCACGAACCTGGTGCACATCGGCGTCGGTCCGACTGCTGCTGCGGCTCAGGCCAACGCTGTGGCGGCCACGGCAGGTAACCCGGCCGCTGGCATCCCTCTGGTGGCTGGCGCTGTTGAGGTGCTGCGCTTCCCGGCTGGCTGGTACTTCTCTGGTGTTGCTGGCGCAGCCACCACCGTCTACCTGACACCAGGTGAGGGTCTGTAAACATGGATCAGGCACTCGTCAACTGGCTGATGGCAGGCTTTGGCGGTCTGATCGGCTTTCTTCTCAACGTGGTGTGGCAGTCTGTCAAAGACTTGCAGAAGGCCGACAGGGTTCTTGCAGAACGAGTTGGCGAGATTGAAGTCTTGGTGGCTGGCTCGTACATCACCAAGACTGACTTCACCCAAGTAACAGACGCGATCTTCCGCAAGCTGGATCGCATCGAGGACAAACTAGACGGCAAGGCAGACAAGTGATGCAAGAGCAGATCATGCAGATGGTTCGCGAGAACCCAAGGACGGTCAAAGACCTGGCCGACGCCACCGGCCTGTCCAAGCAGGAAGTCCTCGCGCATCTGTCTGGTCTGCCTGTTGATGCGGTTCGCACCGTCAGTCATGGCGGTCGTGGCCGTCCAGTGGTCGTTATTCATTACGTCGCAAAATAGGAATCAGCATGTACAAGCTCGGTGCACGTTCAAAGCAGCGGCTTAAAGGCTTGCACAATGACCTGGTAAAGGTTGTCGAGCGTGCCATTGAGATCACCACCGTGGACTTCACAGTCCTGGAAGGCTTGCGCGATCCTGAGCGCCAGAAGGCACTGATGGAAGCCGGTGCAAGCCAGACGCTCAACTCGCGCCACATCACCGGCCACGCGGTCGATCTTGGGGCTTGGGTGGACAACCAGGTGGACTGGTCGTGGCCTCTTTATCACAAGATCGCGGCAGCCATGAAAGAAGCGGCCAAGGAGTTGGACGTGGCCATCGTCTGGGGTGGCGATTGGCGCACCTTCAAGGACGGCCCGCACTTCGAGCTTGATCGAAAGGCATACCCATGATCTGGCAATCACTCATTCCTGCGCTTGCCCCCATCGTTGGCCAGATCGTTGGCAGCCTGTTCCCTGACCCCACCGAGAAGGTCAAAGCAGAGGCTGAGGCCATGCGTCAGTTGCTGGCGCACCAGGGCGAGATCGAGGCGGCTGCGGCCAAGATCATTCAGACCGAGGCTGCCAGCACACACTGGCTCGCGGCCAACTGGCGGCCACTGGTCATGCTCGTCTTTTGTGGACTCATCGTGGCCAGGTGGTTCGGTTGGGCAGCTCCCAACCTGTCCGAAGCCGAGTACCTGAAGCTCTGGAGCATTGTGGAGTTTGGTCTCGGCGGCTACGTGGTCGGTCGATCGGTTGAGAAGGTAGCTCCTAGCATCGCCTCGGCAATGAGGAAATGACGGGAAGCCATGTAGGTCATGACGAAATATAAAGGCCTAGGGCAACTAAGCTCTAGGCCTTTTCTGCATCCCTCGGGTCATTCCTGAGGGTCAAATCTCCACAAGAATCTGCTCCCAGGACCTGCCGGCACCAGTCCACAAGTCTCTGGCCGCCGAGTGCGGGTACTCCTCCACATAGACGATCCGCTCGCAGCTGGTATTGAGCAGAAGCTTGCAGCAGGTCACGCATGGGCTGGCTGTCACGTAGGCCGTGTGGATTTGGTAGATGTCACGGCACTGCAGCAGCGCGTTCTGCTCCGCGTGGATCGCTTGGCAGCCATCGAGGTTCGTGCCGCTTGGCGACCTGGCCCCTTCGCAAGCATGCGGGAAACCAAGTGGGTGGTATGGGTCATGCTGGTTGCAATGCGGCAACCCAGCCGCGACGCCGTTGTACCCAGTAGCCAGCACGTGGCCCCGTGAGTTCAACAGTACACAACCAACCTGGCGGCGGCAGCATGTGGCCCGTTGGGCTGTCAGCAAAGCCAGCTTCAAGGCCCACTCATCGCGGCTGGGTCTCATGTTACACCTCCCACCAACGACGTACGTCGCCCGGCCGGCTGTCGCGCAGATCCTTGAGCTCGGACATGAGGAACTGCGGGTCATTCCAGAGTAGCTTGGGCGTCTCAATTTGATCAAGCACCGTGCTGCCAAGGCACATCTTCGCGTCGTCCCAGTTGGTTTCGTACAGGTGGCTGCTGGCCGCCGTCAGGAACAACCGCCCGGGCGACACGGCATCGGCAACCAACCGGCGTTCGTTCAGCAGGCCGCAAACTAAGTGGCTGAGCATGCTGAAGTTGAAGACGTCGTACGGCACGCCCAGCCAGACGTCACTAGACCGCATGAACACGTGGGCATTGAGCTTGCCGCCGCGGATGTTGAAGAACACTGCCACCGTGCACGGCACGTCCTTGGTGTTGGGCGGGCATTCGCGCCAGATGGTCAGACCAGCTTGCCGGCTGTCCTCATCGACCTGCAACTTCTCGATGATGTAGGGCAGTTGCGCCACGATCTTGGGGCCGTAGGCACCGAAGAACCGTTCACCGTCGTCTGAGAAAGCGGCGATGCGGCTGTTGTACGGGGCGATGGTCTCGACCCGGTCGTCGCCAGACAAGATCCAGAACGCCTCAGCCACCATGAACTTGTAGCTCAGACTGCGATCAGGCACGCGAAGCACCGGCTTCCGCATATCAACCTCGATGGTGCGCTGCGGAATCTCCTTGGTCAACTTGCCCCTGGGCGATACCAGATCACCATTGGTCAAGATGTCATTGATGGCATTGAGCCATACTCGTGAAAAGTCCATGTCGTACTCCTTAGATGAGGTCCAGCAGCGGGTACCGCTGACCATGTTTGAATCGCTTCCAGTTCTGAGGGTGCTGGACGCTTGCCGCCTTGATCTTCAACCGGTACAGTTGCTGGTAGGCCTCGGTGCCGAGCGTGATGATGCGCTCAGGGTTCAGGTCGTAGAGCACCGATAGATCTTGGTCTGAGTTCAACCAGAGAATCTGGTCCTCGCCCACCTCGATCAGATCGAGTTTGTCAGCCAACCACTGGCTGCAACCCTCACCACTGAACGAAGCGAATGGCCACTGGTAGAACGGGTCGCAGTCTTTGCGCTCAGCAAAAGCCTCGCCGATCAGGACAACGCGCCCATCCCAGTTGCCGGCCGACGCCAGATCTAACGGGTGCTGCCGCATGCGCAGACCCTCGATCGTCAGAGCTAGTTTAGCGTCGGCAAACAGGTCGCCCTTGGTGTAGTCGTAGTCCAGCATCGGCAGGTCCGTGGCCTGATCGGCATAGATGTCGTAGACCGTCTTGAGCTGGTGCTCGTTGTCTAGCATCTCCATGTGCTTGCGGCTGAGGTAGTTGGCCTTGACCGTCTCCCAAGCAGGTTGGCACTTGACGACCACGGCACCGCAGCGCATGGCCAGACGTTCGAGCATCCGGCGGCTTGCGTCGGTCAGGCGGTCACGACCCTCGCGGAAGGCCACCCCGTAAGGCACCTCACTCAGCCAGCAGCGATCGAAGACCACGTCCTGGTAGCCAAGCAGCGCTGGCAGCATAGCCTCCACATACATGCGCCCCAGGTTGCGGCTGACGCGCGGCAGAGCCGGGAAGTGCACGTACTTGGCCCCTGTTGACTCAGCGAAGACCTTGGCCGCCGTGCTCTTGCCGCCACCATCAGGGCCTTCGAAGATGGTCAGTTTGCAGCTCACTTTGTCCATGACAGAATCTCCTCCAGTCGTGCCTCAGGACCAACCCAACCAGCAGGCTTCTTGACGTCAAAGGCGTTGCCGCGCTTGCTGTCCTCGGCCTTGGCCACGCGGACCTTGGCCATGTTGCATGAGTGCACGGCGTGCATGCCAGCGTGCCACTGAGCTGGGTTGATGCCAGCGAACAACGCCGTGCCATAGGCCACGTAGGCCAGATCCAGCAGGGCGTCAAAGGCCTTGGTCTTGTTGCCCTCAGCCAGAGCTTCCTTGAGCTCATCCAGCTCCTCTTGCAGGAACTTGACTCGGAACTCTTGGGTCGAGGGATCGTTCATGAGCTGATCGTCGGTCCCCATGGGGAGACCGAACTTCTCATGGAATTCAGCGACATTTCCAATCATCAGAACGGCGCTCCTTTCGTGGCTTTGCGGGCAACTGGCTTGACTGGCTTACCGTCGGCGGCCTTGCGGCAGACCCAGAGGTTGTTGCGTGCGTGGTCAGGGTACAGGCAGCCGAAGATGTTGCTGATGGCGTCGTTGTCGAAGTATTGCTCGAGACCTTGGCGCACCTGCTTGATGGCGTCCAGCATCTTCTTGCCGTCGACGCCAGGAATCTGCGGTTCGACCTTGCCAATGTGCTTGATGTCCATGAACGTGCCGAACCGGCGCTCGATGACGTAGCCAGTCTTCTCGATGTAGCCCTGCAGCTCAGGCACGGTGTACTCATGAATGTGGTTGGCCGCGTGGCGCTTGCCGTCGTAGACCGGCGTCGACAGAAGTAACACGCCGCCCGGCTTGGTGGCTGCGAACATGGCCTTGAGCAGGTTGACGCCGTGCTCGACCTTCATGTGCTCGATGACCTCATAGTTGACGACGACGTCGAAGCCCTCAGGGCGCGCCTTCAGCAGCTCCTTGTAACGCTCAACGAAGTTGAACTCGCCATGGAATGTCAGGCGCTGGCTGTTGGACGGCTTCAGCTTGTTGAGGTCCACGCCAGTGTAGTGGTTGACATGAGCCGCAGCGCCGCCGGTGAGAATCTTGCTGAGCGGCTTGTCCTCGCCGCAGCCGACTTCGAGCACGTTGTGCTTGGCAGTGATGAAGCGACGGGCAAAACTCCAGCGCCAGAAGTGGGCGGAGTAGTCACGATGGAGGGTGCGGCCATGGCCTGCTTCGTGCAGCTGGGTGGTGTCATAGTCACGGGTGTCGCGGGAAACTTCTTTGACTTTAGGCATGATGGTTCCTTATTGGATGGTTTGCCGTTGGTGAGGCGCCTTGTCGGCGGCGCCTCGAGGCCGTCTTACTTCGCCACCTTGGGTTCCGGCGGGTTTTGGCCTTGCTTCTTCAGGTGGTTGCGGTACCACTTGACGTAGCCGCGCTTCTTCTCGTCCAGACCAAACTCAGCTTGAACCTTCTCGAAGATTTGATCGTCGGTCAGTTTGCCGGCCATGATCAGATCTTGGAACATCTGGGCGGCCGACGGCTTCTTCTCGCCTGGCTTGGCGGCCTTGGTCGGTTTAGCAGCTGGTTTCACGACCTTGGCCTTGGGCGCCTTGACCTCAGGGTCTGTTGCGCGGCGTCCTGCCTTAGGTGCCGCTTCCTTCTTCGCCGGCTTCTCAGCAGCGGCTTGCTTCTTGGTGGTAGCCATTTCGAGCTCCTGTTTACTCACGTTGACGACTTGGCTCAGGTAGTCCAGAGCCTCCTTAGACGCCCCAATGGTCTGGCTGTAGTTCAGAAAGAGCTGAGCAGCCTTCTCAATAGGGTAGTTGACCATCGGCTCGTACCGCTGGTCGAACGAATCCGCTGACGTCGTCTGCACTTGCAGACCTTCGCTGACGTCGAGCGGGATGAATTTGACTTGACCTGCAACACGCGCCACCTCGATGCACGTGCGCCGCTGCCTGTCGTAGCAGGGCACCATTGTTTTTGCCATTACTTCTCTCCAGATAGTTTGTCAGCTGTGACAGATAATTCCAGCAGGCCTTGCATCAGGACCTTGGCGTCAGGCCAGTATTGCGGGCCGTAGACCTGCCAGTGAAATTGCACGGCGCCATTCTTCTTGGTCACCAGGGCGCGAGGGCCGCCGTCGATGTACAGCTGAAACCGCTGCTCGTCATGCGTGCTCTCGTCGCGAATCTCGATGGTGTCCATCACTTGCACTCACCGTTGAATGCTGGCCAACCCTGCTCGCCATTGGTCTGCTTCCAGAGCTGGACCATGTCGCAGTAGTGCTGCTCTTGGCGCTTGGCTTCTTCGTAGTCGTCGGCGCCAACCAGGCCCATGGCGACTACGAGAACGGCCAACAGGCCGATGACTTGGTAGCGCTTCAGCATGATCAAGCCTCCTTAGGCAGCAGACCCTTGCGCTTCATCTCGCAGCGGTACCACGTCGGGTAGTGCTTCTTGGAGTCATCGAGGTTGAAGCTGTCTTTGAGGACTGCCCACACCTCTTGGTTGGTGCGGCCGGCCAAGATCAGGTCGCGGGCCAGTTGGCTGATGCCAGCGCGCTTGGGCTTCTCAGCCTTGGCGGCCTTGACAGCAGCCTCGATGATGGTCTTGGGCTTCGGGTTCTTGAGCGACTCGAGGTGCTCAGCGGCAGCGCCAAGTTTGCACTCAAACTTGCCGTCGACCTTCGTGATGAAGAGGTCGTAGTCACGGGCTTGGACGCCGAGCTTGCGCAGGGCGGAGGTGGCAGAATCGCGTGAAGCGTAGGTCTTGGTGGTCATGGTAATCCCCTCAGCAAGGTTTCAGTCAAGCACCATTGCGTTGACCGTGATTAGATTCTAGTGCAACGCAGTGGGCTTGTAAACACCTATTTTCAACTTTTTCTCAACTTTTTTAAGGCGTCGAACAAGGCGTTCTGCCCCTTGCGCTTGGACTTCACAGCAGCCAAGACCACCTCGTCCACAGTACCACGGGCCATGATGTGGTGCACAAACACCTTCTTGCTCTTGTTGCCCTGCCTCAGAACCCGGCGGATGAATTGGTCATAGAGCTCGAAGTCCCAGGTCAGCGAGTGCCAACACACGTGGTGACCGACTTCTTGCAGGTTCAGCCCGTGGGCCATGGCCTGCGGGTGACCAAGCAAGACAGGCAGATGCCCAGCATTCCACGCCTTCTCCAACTCAGCCGAGCGCTTGGCCGACACGCCGCCACCGATGTATGGTACGTCCTGGCCCAGCCGCTCACGGAGCCGATCGAGGTCGTGCTCGAAGTCGTAGGCCACGAGGATGGGCGAACCCTGAAGTTCCTCGATGAGGTCGGCTAGGGCGTCGACCTTCTCGGTGTGCAGGTTGACCCACTCACGCTTGGACTTGGGCAGTTTGACAAGCGACTCGACTTCTGGGTCGATGTAGATGCCGCCGTTGGCGACCTGTCTGCACTTCATGCTGGCAGCCGCTGCGTTGCTGGCCACGACGACCTTGTCGTTGAGCTTGGCGATGAGGTCGTCTTCAAGCTGGTCATAGACGACCCTGACTGGCTCAGGCAGATCAACCCTGATGTTGTTCTCGATGAGCGTAGGCATGTCGAGGTAATCATCAGCGGCCATGCGCAAGGCGAGCGGGTTCAGGCGCTCATAGATCTCCTGCTCGGCGCCCTCGCGGATGTTCCAACTGAAGCCGTCGTGGCTTGGCACGAAGTACTTCATCCGGTAGTGGCTGATATAGGGACCCAGCGTCCTGCCCTGGTCGAGGATGAAGCACTGGCCAAACAGGTCGAGCAGCCCGTTGGATGCCGGCGAGCCGGTCAGACCCCAGCGGCGGCGGAAGGTGTTGAGGACCAGCTTGATGGCTTTGAAGCGGTTCGTATTCGTGTGCTTGAACTTCGACAACTCATCGACGACCAGTGTGTCAAAGCCCAGTGCCTTCCAGCGCCGCAGATCAACGTCAACCTTGGTCTTGCCAGTTGGCGTCTTGGTCTTCTTGACCTGCAGCAACCACTCAAGACCCTCGGGGTTGATGACATAGACGTCGGCCTCAACCTTCAGCAACTCGTCTTTGTTGGGGCCGTGTAGCACCACGACCTTGATGCCGTTGAAGTCAGACCACTTGTCAACTTCCTTTGGCCACACGCTGTAGCAGACGCGCAGTGGGGCGATCAGCAGGACTTTGTCTAGGACCTTTTTCTGCTTGAGCATCTTGATCGTGGCCAGCGTGATCGATGTCTTGCCCAGTCCTGGGTCCAAGAACAGCGCGCCTGCGGCGTGTTCCAACAGGAACTTGACCGCCTTCTTTTGATAGGCGTGCGGTGTCCAAGGCTTGGCGGATGGCTTGAAGAGCTCGTACTGGGTCATCGTGTATCTCCACATGGTAACCAAGGTGCCGCAGCACCTGGTGGATGTATTCTTGTTTCGGCCTGACTTGGCCACCTGGTCGCTTGAACTCAATGAAGAGCGCGCGGCCACCTGGGATGAGGAACATGCGATCGGGCCAACCGGTCTGACCAGTGACGTTGAGTTTGAGGTTCCTGACCCCCATCCTCAGTGCGTCACGGCAGACCTTCTGCTCGATCTTAGACTCGAGCGTTCTCATGGCAGTTTGTACCTGTCACGGCACGGGGCGCAGACGCCATTGACCAGTCTGGCCGACCACTCGCCGCAAAGTTCGCAGTCGCCTGGTTTGCCCTCTGGTATCTTGGCTGCTTGCGCTCGGATCCTGCCGATGCTTGCCTCGTCCCACTGCTCATCACGCTCTTGTTGGCGATCGATGTCGTCCATCCTGTCACCCCATCAGCTGAATGGCGTGGGCAGCCTGTGACTTGGCGTCGTCAAGCGCGTTGTGGTAGGTGCCCTGGCGTGCCAGCTTGATTTGAGGCTTGAGCGACTTCAGGGTGCGGTAGCAGCGGTTGTTCCAGAACTCCCAGGGGATGTTCTGACCAATGGCTGCGTAGCAAGCAGTCAGGATCGCGTTGTCGAAGTCTGACCCGTTGCCCCAGACCTTGACCTTCTTGTGGCCGAACTGGGCGAGGAACTCAGTGAGCTTGGCAAGCGCATCAGTCAGCACCAAACCACCTTCAGTTGAGTGGCCGAGGACAGTCTTGGCCGACTCGTTCTGCTTTTCCCACCAAGCCAGCGTGTCAGGGTCCTCATGCAGACCAACCAATGAGCAGCTGGTGCGGTTGACAACGCAATACATCTCTTGGCCAAGACCAAGTTTGGGATCGAAGGCGACGGCACCAATCGAGAGGATCGAGCACCCAGCGCGACGGCCCAGGGTCTCAAGGTCAATCATTACGTGTTCCATGTTATTTCCACCATTTGTTGAGGATGAACAAGAGGATGGCCAGGATAATCCATTCAGCAGGAGTCATGGCCAACCTCACTTAGTACTTGCACTGGCCGCCACCGGCAGCCTTGTTGCTGGACCGATAGAAGCACCACCGGCACTTGTCATTGGGACGCGGCGCGAACTGCTTGTCGTTGAGCATCGCCTTGGTTCGCTTCTCCCACAGCTTCTTGAGCTTAGGGATGTCGGCCCGCGTGAAGACCAGCTCAGCACCAACCTCAGGGTACGTGATGCCAAGGTCTAAGTAGGCCAGGCGCGGCTTGACCTGCTGGATGTGTTCGTGCAGCAACAGGGCGGCCAGCGCGTAGAGTTCCAACTGCTCGACGTACTCCTCATTCATCTCAGGGCGGAACTTGCCCGTCTTCCAGTCAGTGATGATGAGAGTCTCATCGTCATGGTGATGAGCGCAATCGAGTTTAATGCGAAGCCAGCAGTTGATCCAGTCGTCCCACTGAGTCTCATCCCAGTCCTTGGTGAAGGACCAGTTATCTTCGACCACCATGCCATTGATTTTCTTCTTGTACTGGGCCCGCAACTTCTTGAACTCGTCAGCAAACAGCTTAAGCTCAGGCGGCAGTGACCGACCTTCGCCCTTGATGTAGGCTTCGGCCAACTTGTGAATCGCGTCACCACGTGCCATGGCCTCGTTGCCTGGTTCGCGGATTCGGTCAATGGCGCTGAGTTTCAGCTTCAGCGGACACTGCTTGTAGGTGCTGTAGCGGCTGAAGGACCAGCTCGTCACCTGCTTAATCGGAATCGTCTTCTTGGTCGCCATCACAGCACCTTGCCTTTCTTGTCGTAGTCCTGGAGTTCATCCCAGTTGGTTGATGAGATGGCGCCTTCGCTCAGAATGGGGACGTCGAACTCGACGGACTCCATGCACTTGCGCAGCACTTCCATTTCTGCTTTGAGGATCTTCTTCGGCACGCTGGCTGTGACCTGGTCGTGCACGTTGAGGATGATCCTCGACTCCGGGTGCTTGGCTGCATGGTAGCGAATGATCGCCTCCTTGGTGCAGTCAGCAGCGGATCCTTGAATCAGGACGTTGACCAGCTTATAGTCGAACTCCTGAATGCGCCCGTTGATGAGCTTCGGCTCCTCGCAGTAGTACTCGCGGCCGCCCCAAGTGCGGATCGGCTGCTTGGACTTGGCTCTGAGCTTCATGTCTTGGTACATCTGCTTGAGACCAGGGTAGAGCTGAAGAATGGCCTTCTTCAACTCACTGGACTCCTCGACTGTCATACCGTTGCGCTCGGCCAGTTTGCCCACACCCATGCCGTAGATCAGACCGAGGTTCGTGTTCTTCACCGGCTTGCGGTCGTAGAACTTGCCCATCTTCTCAAGCTCGGCCTTGGCGTAGTCGTGGAAGTCGATCCAAGGGTTCTCGAGGTACTTGTCCATCAGGGCACCACCGTCGAAGTGGGCCAGGATGCGAGGTTCCTGCTGGGAGTAGTCGCGGTCGATCATGACGTGCCCAGCGAAAGGAGTGATGTAGCTGCGCACCTTGGGCAATGGCGGCAAGTCCTTGAACGGGCACTTGGGCAGCTTCTTGTCAGGTGCCTCGTGGTGGAAGATCGGCTGAAACTCCTTGGGGATGTTCTGGAAGTTCGGCGTTGAAGACAAGCGACCAGTGCGGGTGCCGACGTTAGAGTCACCAGACGGCGTCTTGGTCTGGTTCCAGGTCGTGAAGATCAGGCCGCCAGACGCTTCGGCCGTGGCCAACCAAGGCTGCATGAAGGTGTTCAGGCAGGTGTTTAGCTGCGTGCGGTACTTGAGCACGGCCAGCAGCACCTTGTCAGTCACCCCTTGCAGCAGTGCCTCCTTGTTCGTCTGGAACTTGCCTGTCGGCGTCCTAGGCAGCAGGTCAGGATCCGCCTTGCCGGCCTCCACCATGGCGTCGACTAGCTGGGCACCTGAGTCGAGGTTGATGTCTGGGTCAGCCTTGAGGGTCTTGACGATCCAGGCGTTGATGGTGTCACGCCACTGGTTGTACATGGCCACGTCGCTGCGCAGGCGCTTGAGGTCCATAGGCAAACCTTGCCGCTCCATCTCCAGCAGGATGGGCATGAGCTGGCGCTCGCGGTCGTAGGCAACCAACATGCCCCGCTCAGCCGTCTTCTTCCACAGCATGTTGAAGATCGCCTCGGTGCGGTCGACGTCGCCGTTGGCGTACGTGCCCACAAGGTCGCCTGGGGCGTAGGCGATGTATCGCCCGAAGTAGTGGTCAGAGCTGCGTGACTTGCTGATCTTGACCCCTGGGACTGGCTGGTGCTCGATCAACCAGTCGCCGACGGCGTCACGCTCCTCAGCTTCCCAACCCAGCAACCGAGTGGCTGCCGGCTTCAAACCAAGCTCAATCTGATGCGGGTCGTCGAGGAACAGCAAAAACAGAGTGTCGTGAATGAGTTTCCAGTCAGGGATGGCGAGGTTGAAGTGCACCTCAGCCACGTCGACGTCGAACTTACCGTTCTGGAAGAGGACGCCGTTCTTGTGCTTGTAGGCCTTGGCCAACTCAGTGGCAGCGTCTGACCAGCAGCAGTTGTTGCCCACTGGGTGGCCAAAGGCAAAGTACTTGGCCTTCTTGCCTGGGTATTTAATGGACACACCGACCGGCATGGGCGGGTACTTAGGTCTGCCCTCGATGCCGAATGTCTCGAAGTCGATGGTCACTGGTTTTGGTTGCTTCATACTGTCTTGACCTCGAGTTCAGCCCGCTCGCGGTCGGCACGGACCTTGTTCAGGCGACTATGGATGCGCTTGATGAACTGCTTGCGCTTGCGGCCCTTCAGTTCCTCCTTGAGGAGCTTCTGGCAGATGTCCTCATCGGCATCACGCAAGGCATCGTTCAGCGCCAGCCAAGTCTGCAAAGCTGGGTTGGTCACTGGTTTCTTAATCATTTGATGCTCCAAAATAAAAAGCCCGGCGGCAAGGCGGGCTCAAGGAGGGGAGGTGGCAACTGCGTACCCGCCCGGGTCAAGGCCGCCGGGATTAACTCACATCAGTACTTGCGGCCGCGCGCTTTGCTCACAGGCTTCTGAGCAGCTCGGCTGCCGCGCTTCGGAGGGGCGTTCTCCTCATCGTTCGGCTGGTACGGGAAGTCGATCGTCGACTTGGCTTCCTCATGGCGCTTCATGATGGCACCCATGAGCTCATCAGGCACGTTCATGATCGGCTCGAAGACGACCTTGAACTGGCTCTTGGGATCCGGCACGACCTTGACCTTGGTCACGATGCCGAACGGCGGGCGGCGCAGCGCACCGGCCACCTGCTTGACGAAGCTGGCGTAGCCCTTGACCGAGGTGACAGGTAGCTTCATGAAGCCGACGGCCGTGGTTTCGTAGTGCTCCTCATCCTCGATCAGCTCCAGCTTGCCAGCTGCGTTGAAGGTACCTGCCGGGATCATCGCCAGGCGGCGCGTGTTGCGGCAAGCTTTACCACGGCCAGTCTCAGCCGAACCGAACTCGTTCATCTCGCAGCCGGCGCATTGACCGGAAGCCCCGCACTGCTGGTTGCCAGCGTCGATGACAATCTGGTGGGGTTGCATGGTCTTCTCGTCGCGGCCGAACGCGAAGCAGATCGGGCCTTGCGGTACATCCGGGTCGTAGCGGCCTTCATAGTAGACATTCTCGAGGATCGAGTCGAGCACGATGACCGCCATCTGGTTGCCCGGCAGCGGAGCGTCTTGCCAGCTCAGGATGCCGCCCTTCGTACTGAAGAACTGGCCGCCTCCTGTGTTAGCTTCCATGCCTGCGGCAATCTCGGCCTGCTTGGCAAGTTCCTCATCCCATTTGACGAGAGCGGTGGTTTGGGGTTTCTTTGTAGCCATGATCATGGTTCCTTGTAACTAGGACTGCGCGGAATTTAAAAGCTCAGCAACCTCAGGCCGCGCCCCAAGGTTACTGAGTGACGTCACACCTTGTTGATGCTGACCGAAATGGCGTTGAAGTGCTCAACACCGGGAATCTCTTTGCCCGCCTCCCAACGCTCCTTGATGGCTCCGTCGGTGATGCGGCGCTGCATGAGGTCGAACTGGCCGGTCTTCTTCACGTACTTGTAGAAAGCGTCCCAGTCTTTGACCTGCGGCACGACCTTCGTGATGACCGTGACTCGAGCCAGTTTGCCAGCCACGCCAGATGCTTCTGACTTGGGTAGCGTGTTGATGATGTGCTCCTTGAGCGCCGACTCCTCAGCTGCCACCTTGTCAACCTCCTTCTGCATGTCCAGCCGCTTCTGACGCAGCTCATAAAGACGGTCGGCGCAGGCGCCCATTGTCTTGGGGAATTTGTATTTGACTTCTGTTGTCATGATTATTTCTCCTTGTTGTCTGCAGACCAGAGTTCTGCGTGGATGTCGATGAGAGCCAAAGCAGCCTTGTACTCCTTGGCGTGGACGTTGTCTCCGTGACTGTCTTGCAAACGAGACTCGAAGACTTCGCGTGTGATTTGACGCTGACAACCAGCATCGAACCGCAGACCTTTGTCTGTGATGTAGGCAACGAAGTAGGCACAACGTGAACCGATGGGGCCGATTTGAAAGATTGGGCGCCCACCAACTAAGGTACAGTCATCTTTGATCTTGACACCGTCCAGGTTGGCACCGTCCAGGTTGGCACCGTACAGGTTGGCACCGTCCAGGTTGGCACCGTACAGGTTGGCACCGTCCAGGTTGGCACCGTACAGGTTGGCACCGTCCAGGTTGGCACCGTACAGGTTGGCAAGGACCAGGCTGGCACCGTACAGGCTGGCACGGTGCAGGCTGGCACCGTACAGGCTGACACCGTCCAGGCTGGCACCGTCCAGGTTGGCACCGTACAGGTTGGCACGGACCAGGTTGGCACCGTACAGGTTGGCACCGTACAGGTTGGCACCGTCCAGGTTGGCACCGGCCAGGTTGGCACCGTCCAGGTTGGCACCGTACAGGTTGGCACCGTCCAGGTTGGCACCGGCCAGGTTGGCACCGTCCAGGTTGGCACGAGCAGAGGCCGCGGCCTCCAGAGTCAAGCGCACGGTGTTGTCCTCAGCTTCATGCGAGAACAGAACACTGCCACTGAACCGGCATTTAATTTCAATCTTCATTAGGCACCTCAGCAAGTTTGGTTGCGATCGTCGTTGACCGTGATTAGATTCTAGAGTGAAACCTGTATGATGTAAACAGGTAATTTTAAATTATTTGCGTCACATGTCTACCTTGTCGCGGAAGCCGAGGAACACTGGGAAACGCGGCTTGTCCTTCACTCCAGTCGGTTGGCTCTTGTACTTAACGACCTTGCCCATCAAGTTGTCGCCCATAGCCCACAGCAGCTGACGCTGAGACTCCGTGAACCCTGTACCGATGTCGAACTCCACGCCGGTCTTCAGGTCTTTGACCATGAGGGCTCCAAGCGTCTGCTTGCCGACCTTGCCCGCCTTGTGGCTCGACCGCTCCAGTTGACCCAGCTCGTTGCGCTTGGCCTCATTGGCGTTGTGTTGAGCTTCACTAAAGCCGATGACCTTGGCCTCAGCATCAACGAAGCGCTTGACCTTGAGCAGCCATGCTTCCTTGGCAGTTGAGCGACCATGCTTGTACGGACCATCAGGATGGCGCAGCATGACGCCTTCGTAGCCAGCCGCAAGATAACTCTCCTCCCAAGTCAGGATGGCGCCCTTACGGTTGACCTTGTCATGCTGCACTTGCACGAAGTGGGTATGACGCTCGGTCCGCTTGAACGCCATGTCTAAGCGCTTGGCAAACCCAGCATTGTGACTGAAGTCATCGAACACGTAGAACTTCACCTTGGGTTGTCCCTCGATGCTCATGACGCCTGAGGTGGTCACTTGGAAGACCTCCTTGGCGATGGGCGACCCAATGATCAGTTCGCCATCAAGGCCGTTGAACTCGTGGTGGCCGAACAGCAGCTGCACGTACTTGTTGGGGATTGGCTTCAAGGACCTGCCGACTGCGACCCCATTAATGATCAAGCAACGAATGCCGTCCAGCTTGGGGCTGAGCAGCATTGGGAACGGGATGACTGGACCTGCAGGTGACGCGAGCATTGGTTTCATGATGGTTTCCTTTCACCTCGTTCAAAGACCTCGCGGCCATCCATGCTGTTGTGAATCCAAATTGGCTCCGAGTAGTCATTGTCCAGCGTAGGTTTGCACCAACAGCTTCCGTTGAGGTTGTGCTCACGCAGGTCGTTGAGAGGTACCACGTGAACGCCTCGGCAGTTGCAGTCACGGCCTTGGCGGCAATTCTGGTTGCAGGTCATGACAGGTCCTTCATGTGATAGCGAAGTTCAACACGTAAAGCAGCTTCACGCAGTTTGGCTGGGGATGATTGCTTCATAACCTCAAGAGCAATGGCGCAAAAGGTCTCGAGTTCGGCCCGCTCGTCGTCGCCCCAACCGATCAACTCAGCAATGCAGGTCTGAAGTCGCTGGTCTTTGAGTTTGGCCGCCGTGATGGCTGCGTATTCAAGATCGTCATGGCTCAAGTTGTTCCGGTCTTGCAGTAACTCTTTGCAACGCTGGGTCCAATACATCACAACAGCAAGTTGAAACTCGCGGCTGTCCAACTGCTTGGCAATTTCGCGCCCAGGTGGTTTAGGCATGGCCTGAACCTCCGCAGGCTGGGCAGGGCATGTCGATGCTATGGAAGCCGTGGGTCTGCTTGACCTTGCCGCTGCCTGAACAGGTGCTGCAGGGTTTGGGTGCGCTGGCCTCCTCCATGGCGACCTTGTAGGCCTTGCGGATCTCGTTGAAGTCGCATGGGTTGCCGCCGCGGTCAGGGTGGTGCATCATGACCAACTCACGCCACTTCGCCTTGACCTCGTCAGGCGTCGCGGTCTCAGGTAGACCTAGAGTCGCGAACGCCTTGCTCATACTAGACTCCACCCAAACTTGAAGCAAAGCCACGTGAGCTTGAAGGCCAAGCCGGTCAGCACCAAAGCTACTGGGCCACCAAGCAGCAAAACCGACCAGCTCACGATGAACTCACGCCAGTTGCTGGCGCCGTAATGGTCACGCCTCCAGTTCATTCAACACCTCATCGAGCTTGGTGGCGTACCAGATGGCCTTGCGATTGTCCTCGACCGAGTCAGCCTTCTTACCCAGGCGCCACTGGTACTTGATGACCTGGCCCCGCAGGAAGCCGATGAACTGCTCGCGGCCCAGAGCGGCGCGTATGGCATCGATGCACTCGACCCCATTGTCCGTCTCGGCGTAGTGCGGTGGGTGGTTGACCATGTCCTTGGTAGGCACGGCCGGCTTAGTTGTCTTGCGTTGCATTCAGAATCTCCTCGAGGGATGGCATGACATGGAGCAGAGCGAGACGGCACATGACCGCAATCTCACGATGCTCCTTCTGGGTACCGTTGCCGGCACGGAGTTGGATGTAGTGGATCCAGCTGCGGATCGAACCTGCCATGTACAACCGGCTGATGGTCAGGCCCTCAGGCAAGACTGCCCTGGCCACCTCCTTCGCGATGCCTTGCTCTAAGGCCCACTGGTAGGTCTGGCGGGTCAGCTCGGCGGTTCGGCTTTGCAGCGTGTACCACTGGCGTTGCAGCTCAGCATCATCAGTCTCAGTGCTGTTCTGCCGGTTCTTGGTGTCTTGCAAACGGGCTTCGCGCAGCATCACGCCATCCGTGACCTCGGCGTACCGCTGGCTGAACTCCTGAAATGAGAAGCTGCGGTGCCGGAGAATCTGCCGGGCGATGTCGCGGGTCGTCTGGATCTCCATGACAGCATGGGCCATCTCAAACGGCGACCAGTGCTGGTTGCGGGTCAGGTAGTTCAGCAGACGAGGAGCCGTCTCATGGTTGGCTTGGTTGCCCGGGTTCGAGACCCGAGCGCAGTAGGCTACCAGCTCCTCGCCCGTCTGAACACCATCAAGCTCGATGGGTTGCGTGAAAGCGATCAGACGGACTTGGCTCATGACTCTTCGCCCTCGTCGAGCTCAGCGCACAGGCCGTTGATGAACTCAAGCAGCTCGGCCTTGGCGACCGGGATGTCGGTCTGCTCAATCTCGACGTCCTTCTTCTTGCAGCCCAGCTGCTCGACCAGCTCGTCACGAGTGGCACGAGCATCCGCGTTCGTGGCCGCGTAGCGCTTGGCGCCTGGGCCTGTCACAAGGTAACAACGCATGTGAAACTCCTTACTTACATTCAGATGAAAAGAAAGGAGACCGGAGTCTCCTATCTGCTTGGGCAGACTGCTTACGCAGCTTCCTTGATGCCGGCCACAATGCCCTTGAGGACTTCAGCCACGGCCTTCTTGACGGCCTTGTCTTCGGTTTCCTTGTTGGCTTCGATCGCGGACTTGACCACTTCGAGGTGGGCTTTCGTTGCGACCTTGGTGGCAGCGGTTTCGGACTTGGTGACCAGGGCGGCGACCTTCGGATCTTCCAGCAATTTGCTCATGATTCACTCCTTCAAGTGGTTGATAACGCGTTGGGAGAATTCCCTCAGCAGTTGCGATTCTAATCTACGCCAGCATGGCTGTAAACATGTGGTTTCAATATTTTGCAGCTTTTTGGCCGCTTTGTTTCTTCGACCAGTCTTCTAAGTGCTTCACAGCAGCTTGAGGAGCAGCCTCAGTCATCCAGAACTCGATGTTCTTCAGCGCGTACAAGCGACCTTGCCCACCGTCGGCCAAACGAATTGGCTTGCCACCACAAATCTGACGGACTCCAGCCCGTGCCAGCTCGCGACCCAGCCCGTTTGCCGTCGTGCCAGTCTTGCCACTTGGGTCGTAGAACTGCAGCAGCTCCTTCGACGTGAACAGGTCCTTGTCAACCACGATCTCGCCTACCTTGAGGACGTGGTTCGGCGTGGCCAAGAGCTGACGCACCCAACCGGCCAGGTCACTCTGCACGTTGGCGATCATGCGCTCCTTGGCAGCAGTCTTGAAGGCAGGAGCAGCCGGGTTGAAGTCGCCGGTGTCGCGCTGAAGCAGGTAATGGAAGACCGCCTTGCTGCCACCCGTGTCCAGCCACAGGTCGTAGTTCATGTAGAACTCTTCCTCCATGGGACCGACCTGCACCTCGTGAATGAAGAAACGGCGGTCATCGTCTTCAAGGAAGAACGAGTCAGGATGGTTGGCAGTGAAAAAGTAGTTGATGCAGTCAGGCACCACGTAGGTCGGTACGTACTTGCCATTGACACGGAGTTCCCGCTGCGTGATGAGCTTCTTCAAGAAGTCGGCATCAGCCCGCTTGTTGGACCCAGTCACGTCGTCACCCATGACGAACTGCTTGCCCTCAGCCCACTCGTTGAAGCTGTTGTGCAAGTCCATCTGGCTAATCTCGGTGAAGTTCTGTCCGTAGATTCTGCCTAGCGTGTAGCCGATCAGCGACTTACCGGTGCCGTGACGGATACCGTGCAGGACTGCTGAGCTGAACAGCTTCGTGCCCGGATGCTGCAGTGGGTAGGCACACCAGTTGAGAAACCAGTTCATGGCCTCAGGCTCTGACCCCTTGAAGATGTGAGAGACCAGCTCCAAGAACGGCGTGACGTCGTCCTCAACCGGCTCGACACCCCAGCCCGGCCAGATATTGAACATGGGGCGCGGCTCAGCGATGAAGCGGCCATCGCCTGGCTTGTACGTGATCTTCGTGACCTCAGTCCGCAACGGCCACTTGAGCCAGGCAGCTGCTGCTGAGACCGCCTTGAAGGAGACGGTGCCGTCTTGCTTGAGACTCCGCTCGTGGTAGTTCAGGGGCGCCTGCAGGTGCTCCTTGAAGGCAGACGGACTGGCCTTGAACCGAGTGTCCTGATCGACGATGAGGCCAGGGTCTTGGACGTAGACGTACTTCTCATTGAGCCCCCAAAGCGGCGCGGTCAGGCCCAGCGGCTCGGCTTCTGTGAGCAGACCGCGGAACATCGAGACGGCTGAGGGGCCGGCGTGCACAAGGAAGTCATCAAGGCCCACTTTCTCCAGGCCGGGCAGCTGAGGCAGCGAGACGAGATGGACAAAGCAGCCGCGACGGTGCAGCTCTTCACCAAGCTCACGAAGGGCTGCGCACACCATGGGGTTGGTCTTGTAGTCGCTGTCAAAGCAGATGTAGACGTTGCGCTTGGTCCACTTGACAAGGTCGAGACTGGGGAGCCAGTCGAGTCCCAGCTTGTGGCTGCGCCAGTTGTACACGCCACCCAGTCCGATGGTGGGGAAGCCTTCTTTGCAAGCCTTGGCTGCTTTGAGCTCGCCCTCAGTGAGGATCAGCGGCTGGTCGGTATCATGGAGCAAGGCCTCCCAGTCCTGGTTGGCTGGGTAGTAGGCGACTGGCGCCGTGTTGGGTTCTTGCACGTACCTGACCGGCTTCTTGTCAGTCATGCTGGCGAAGTCAGTCGGAGTCTCAAGGTACCTGATGCGGTAGAACGGTTTGGAACCTGGCCAGTCGCCGATCGGCTTGCCGTCAGGCCCTAAGTAATCGATGCGCAAACTACAAAGCTGCTTGAATGCTTGGTGCTGAGCCGCAGTCTGTTGCTGGCCCAAGCAGTGCATACTAAGCAGCTTGGCATCCTCGAGCGTGAGCCCGCTGGACTTGAGTTTGGTTTCCCCTAGAGAAAGTGCTTTGTGGTCGGCAGCTGGTGCTGCCTTCTTCTTAGTTGTTGCCATCTTGTTTCGGTCCTCAATTCGTCGATCATAGCCGCCTCAGCATCGGCCAACCGTGTGCTCAGCCACACGAAAAGGTGTCCGCCTCGCTACATCACTTGCTGAGGGCGATCGACGCGGACCAAGGTTGTGGGCAACCGAAGGAGACACGACACAGCGAGGCGGACAGTCGAGATTGTAATCTGTAGCGAGCGACCCGTAAACGATGGATTACCGTCAGGGTGAAAAGCTGTTATAGATCAACCACTTAGGTGAATAACTGGGCTCTTGGCTCTCTGCTACACAACAAAGCGGTCGCTACACGCTACGCCATTCTCTATTCTCTCTTCTCTCTATCTATACTTCTTCTTCTTCTTCTTCTTTAGTTAAAAAGAAACTATAGTAGATGTAGTATCTGTAGTTTATCTTATAAATCAACAACTTAGGTTGCTACACAATTCGCTACACAGGCCGCTCCATCAGAGTGAGTGTTCGCCCATTTAGAGGGTGTACGACGGTTTCCACATGTGTTAGAGCGGTTTACGCCACCAGTGAAACGGTTTACGATCCACTCCAACCCAAGATTCTTAATCTTCTAACCTTTGTGGAGTGGTGCATGGCGCGTGGTGGAGCTCAACCTGGATCAGGACGGCCGAAAGGAGCCGTCTCTAAGGTCACAGCCAAAGCCCGTGAAGCCGCCATGGAAACCGGGTTGTTGCCTCATGAGTGGTTGTTGAAGGTGTCACGCGGCGAGCCCATTGAGCAGAAGCGTTGGAAGATCATCTACGACAAGCAGGGCAATGAGAAAGGCCGTGAGTTGATCACCGAAGAGGTGTATGCTGACTTTCCCACCCGCATCGATGCCGCGAAAGCTGCCTCCCCGTACTATGCACCTCGCCTTGCCGTACAAAACGTCTCGATCACTGGCAACACTGATGCCGTGTCTGAGACCCTGAAATCCATCGCGGAGAAGCTGCCTGTATGAGTGAGCTTCAGGCTATCAACCCAGCTCACGCGCAGGACATTGCTCGTTGGTACCCGCTGACTGAGCACCCAGTGCAGACCTCTTTGGTCAATGACCCGGTGCGGTTCAAGGTGGTCCCGGCTGGGCGTCGGTCAGGCAAGACAGAACGTGCCAAGCGCTTTGTGGTTCGTGAGGCCATGCGGGAACCCGGCCCCTACTTCGTAGCTGCTCCCACTCGTGACCAAGTTAAGCGGATCTACTGGGCTGACCTCAAGCGCCTGTGCTTCACCTCAGTCTTGGGCGACCGCTCAGTGAGCGAGTCTGAGTTGCAGATACGCCTCCCCAACGGCAGCACGATCAGCCTCATCGGCCTTGACCAACCTCAGCGCATGGAAGGCGTGTTCTGGGCTGGGGGCATCATCGACGAGATTGCCGACGTGCGCGAAGGTGCTTGGGAGGAGAACATCAGCCCAGCCCTCGACACGTTCAACCCGACCAAGCCTAACTACCGTGCGTGGTGCTGGTTGATCGGCGTACCTGATGGCCTGAACCACTACTACGAAATGGCTGAGTACGCCAGGACCAGCAATGATCCTGACTGGAAGCTGTACACATGGAAGTCGGCCGACATCCTGCCAGCTGACGTCATCGAGGCCGCCAAGCGCCGCATGTCGTTGAAGCAGTTCCGCCAGGAATACGAGGCCAGCTTCGAGACGGCTGCTGGTAAGGTCTACGAGGACTACGGCCCTGAGAACGAGACGAACGAAACCATCAAGCCCCATGAGCAACTCATGTGGCACCACGACTTCAACTACACGCCCATGTCGTCTGGCATCGGTGTGCGTCGTGGCGATGACTTCTACATCCTCGACGAGATCGTGCTTCAGTCCGCAGTGGCTCGGCAGTCGGCTCTTGAGTTCGTGGAGAAGTTCAAGAACCACAAGAATCGGACCGTCGTCGTGTATGGTGACCCAGCAGGTCGAGCCGGTGAGAAGCATGGTCACGCCTCGGACTACACCGAGCTTGAAGGCGTGCTGAAGTCGAACAACTGGACCGTGGTGCGCAAAGTCAAGAACGCGGCTCCTGCCATTCGTGATCGTCAGAACGCCGTTCGCGCCAAGATTTGCAATGCGGCTGGGAAGCGCAGTCTCTTCGTGAACCCGGTCACCGCGCCCTATGCTCACAAGGGCTTGGCCACCGTGCAGATCAAGAAGGGTTCCACCTTCCTTGAGGAGGATGGCGAGTATCAGCACATCACGACGGCCATCGGCTACTGCGTCGACCACGAATGGCCAGTGCGTCCGGAACCTAAGAAGATCGATGCAACTCCGGTCGCCTCTGTTCACCATTTCAACAGGAACTAAACCATGGCCCGAATGTCAAAAGCCGAGCGCCACGCGCAAATCCACTATGAAGCCATGGTGGAGTTCGACAACATCCAATCCGCTTTGCGTGACGAACGTCTGCAGTGCCTCCAAGACCGCCGCTTCTACTCGATCGCCGGTGCCCAGTGGGAAGGTCCGTTGGCCAAGCAGTTCGAGAACAAGCCGAAGTTCGAGGTCAACAAGATCCACCTGTCGGTCATCCGCATCATCAACGAGTACCGCAACAACCGCATCACCGTCGACTTCGTGAGCAAAGAAGGTGCGGAGTACGACAAGCTGGCCGACACCTGCGATGACCTGTACCGCGCCGACGAACAAGACAGCGTGGCCGATGAGGCTTACGACAACGCCTTTGAGGAGGCCGTGGCTGGTGGCATCGGTGCTTGGCGCCTGCGGACCGAGTATGAGAACGACGAGGACCCGGAAGACGAGCGCCAGCGTATCCGCATCGAGCCGATCTTTGACGCCGACAGCTCGGTGTTCTTCGACCTGAACGCCAAGCGGCAGGACAAGTCCGACGCCAAGCGCTGCTTCGTGCTGACCGCCATGACTCGCGACGCTTACGCCGAGGAGTGGGGCGACGATCCGGCCAGCTGGCCTAAGGAAGTACACCAGTGGGAATTTGACTGGCTCACACCTGACGTCGTCTTCGTGGCCGAGTACTATCGCGTCGAGGAGACCCGTGAAACCGTACAGGTGTGGCAAGACCTAGCTGGCGGTGAGGAACGCTACTTCGACAGCGACTTCGAGAAAGACCCTGAGTTGTTGACCAAGCTCGAAGCCGTTGGCAGCAAGCTGGTCCGCACCAAGCAGGTCAAGCGTCGCAAGGTGCGCAAGTACATCCTGAATGGTGCTCGCGTGCTCGAGGACTGCGGCTACATCGCCGGCAAGTACATCCCCATCGTGGTGGTGTACGGCAAGCGCTGGTTCATCGATAACGTCGAGCGCTGCATGGGCCACGTGCGCCTAGCTAAGGACGCTCAGCGCCTGGCCAACATGCAACGTTCCAAGCTTGGTGAGATCAGCGCCCTGTCCTCGGTGCAGAAGCCGATCCTGACTCCTGAGCAGATCGCTGGCCACCAGGTCATGTGGTCTGAGGACAACATCAAGAACTACCCCTACCTGCTGATCAACCCGGTGACCGACATGAACGGCAACCAGACTCTTGCGGGTCCTGCCGCCTACACCAAGTCGCCTGACGTACCTCCGGCCATGGCAGCTTTGCTGCAAATCACTGAGCAAGACATGCAGGACCTGCTGGGCAACCAGCAAGCGGCCGAGAAGCTCGAGTCCAACATCTCAGGCAAGGCAGTTGAGCTGATTCAAAACAAGCTCGACATGCAAGCCTTCATCTACATGAGCAACTTTGCCAAGGGCGTCCAACACTGCGGTGAAATCTGGCTCAGCATGGCCAAGGAGGTCTACGTCGAGGAAGGCCGCAAGATGAAGGGCATCGGCGAGCAGGGCGAGATGAGCCAAGTCGAGCTGGTCAAACCCATGATCGGTGAAGAAGGTGAGGTTGAAGTCGAGAACGACCTGTCTGAGGCTGAGTTCGACGTGGCTGTGCAGGTCGGCCCATCTAGCTCCAGCAAGCGTGCCGCCACCGTCCGCGCCCTGACCGGCATGATGCAGATCACGCAGGATCCTGAGACGCTGCAGGTGCTGTCGGCCATGGCCATGATGAACATGGAAGGCGAAGGCATCACCGAGGTGCGTGACTACTTCCGCAAGAAGCTGCTGCGCCTGGGCGTCGTCGAGCCGACCGACGAGGAGAAGCAAACCCTCCTACAAGAAGCTCAGAACGCCAAGCCTGACGCCCAGACTCTGTACCTGCAAGCTGCGGCCCAGGAGGCTGAGGCCAACGCCCAGCGTTCACGCGCCGACACCGTGCTCACGGTCGCCAAGGCCGAGGAGACCAAGGCCAAGACCCTCAAGACCGTGTCTGAGGTCGACGCCATGGACCAGAAGCAAGCACTAGAAGTCATTGACCGATTCGGCGTGGCACCGCAACCGAGTCCTGAAGTTTCTGTGGTGGCGGTTGAACCGCCTCCGCAAGTATGAGTTATGCGGCACCCACCCAGCCGCTTCTTTGGGTGAGTTGATACATGGGGTCCACTATGGGAAAGAAGGCAGTAACAGTCGAACCACCGATCGTCGAGGACGATGAGGTTGCGACGCTCGATGACGAGCAGCAGAGCACCGAAGCTGGTGAGGGCGAGGAAGCAAACGCGACCGAGCAAGCCGCTGGCGAAGGTGAGCAGCAAGTCGACGGGCAAGCAGCTGAGTCTGATGACGATGAAGTTGTGGTCTCGATTGGTGAGGAATCGCCGCCTCAAGACGAAGCAGCTCATGCACCTGAGTGGGTACGAGAACTGCGCAAGAAGAACCGCGAAGATCAGCGCCGCATCAAAGAACTTGAAGACGAGTTGAAACGAGCTAAAGCACCTGCTGAGACCAAGCCGGCAGTGCTGGGCAAGAAACCAACTCTCGACGACTTTGACTACGACACTGAGAAATTCGAGCAGGAGTTGGCCGCCTGGTACGACCGCAAGCGAGCAGCTGATGAGGCTGAGCGCAAAGCGCGTGAGAAAGAACAGGAAGCTGAGCAAGCTTGGAAGAAGAAGCTCGATGATTATGGCAAGGCGAAAGCTGAGCTCAAGGTCAAGGACTTCGATGACGCCGAGTTGGCCATGCAAGACCAGTTCAATGTCACGCAGCAAGGCATCATCGTGCAAGGAGCTGACAACCCCGCTCTCGTGGTCTATGCGCTGGGCAAAAACCCGAAGAAGGCCAAGGAGCTTGCATCAATCACCGACCCCGTGAAGTTCGCTATTGCGGTCGGCAAACTGGAGACTCAATTGAAAGTGACCAATCGCAAAGCACCACCTCCGCCTGAAAAGACACTCCAGGGAACTGGACCCAAATCTGGCGCGGTGGACTCAACCCTCGAGCGGCTCCGTGCCGACGCCGAGAAGACCGGAGACTACACCAAGGTCCTCCAGTACAAACGGCAGAAGCGCGAAGCAACCAAATCTTGATCTTGAATAGGAGCCAAACATGTCAAACGCATTTAGCAAAGAAGAACGCGTCGCGTTCGAAAACCTTCTGGAAGGCTTCCAGGACGCACTGGTGCTGTCGCGCAACGTCAGCATCTACAACACCGACTCCACCATGATGGAGCGAACCAACAACGTCATCTGGCGCCCGATGCCGTACATCGCCCAGTCGATCAGCTCGACTCCCGGCGTGTCGATCGCAGGTTCGTACCAGGACATGACCCAGCTGTCGGTTCCGGCCACCCTCGGGTTCAGCCGCACCGTGCCCTGGACCATGACTGCTCTCGAGCTGCGTGACGCACTGCAAGAGAACCGTCTGGGCGATGCTGCCAAGCAGAAGCTGGCCAGCGACATCAACCTCGCCATCATGAACGTGGCTGCTGCTCAGGGCTCCCTGGTGGTCGACGTCTCCGGTGCTGCCGGCGACTACGACGACGTGGCCCTGGCCGACTCGATCATGAACGAGCAAGGTGTGGTGAACTTCGACCGCTTCTTGGCCCTGTCCAGCCGCGACTACAACGGTCTGGCCGGCAACCTGGCGGCTGTGACCCGCAGTTTCGGCAACCAGAAGTCCGACCGTGCTTACGAGCGCAACTACGTCGGCATGGTGGCCGGCTTTGAGACTTACAAGATGGACTACGCCAACCGCATCGCTGCGGCCGGTGGTGGTGCCACCTTGATTGACACTCAAGCCGCGGCCAACAACTACCTGGTACCGTCTGCCACCTCGACCGCCCTGACCGGCGAAACCCAGAACGTGGATAACCGCTTCCAGACCATCACTGTGGACAACACTGGTGGCATCGTGGCTGGCGACGCATTCACGATCGACGGTGTCGAGGCTGTGCATCACATCACCAAGCAGTCGACTGGTCAGCTGAAGACCTTCCGCGTCATCCAGGTTGTCGACGGTACCCATCTGGTTATCACCCCGGGTATCATCAGCAACCAGGGCGGCACGGACGCTGAAGCCCAGTACCAGAACTGCATTGTGACTCCTGCCGCAGCTGCGCCGTTCACCTGGCTCAACGTCAACGCCACGAACGTCAACCCGTTCTGGCAGCGCGACGCGCTGGAGATTCTGCCCGGCCGCTACGCCGTTCCGACCGACGCCGGCACCGCAGTGATGCGCGCCAGCACCGACCAGGGCATCGAGCTGGTCATGCAGAAGTGGTACGACATCAACAGCATGACGACTCTGTACCGTCTCGACACGCTGTTCGGTGTGGTCAACAAGCAACCTGAGATGAGCGGCATCCTGCTGTTCAATCAGTAAGCAACTGAGGACGGGAGGCTTCGGCCTCCCTCCTCTCCATTAAGGAGACCACCATGCCGTTGAAAAAAGGTTATTCGCAGAAATCCATCTCGAGCAACATCAGCAAGGAGATGAAGGCCGGCAAGCCTCAGAAGCAAGCCGTGGCAATTGCATTGAGCACTGCTCGTGAGGCGGCCAAGAAGGCTGGCAAACCAGGCAAGGCTCCGATGAAGAAGGGGAAGAAATGAGCTTCCCATCACTCGTTTACCGCTGCCCTGGCCCGCACCGGAAGCCAGGTCAAGGCACCTACGCCTACGCCCAGGTCAAGACTCAGGAAGAACTCGACGCCAAGCTTGCGTCTGGTTGGTTTGCCACCTTCGACGAGGCCAAAGAGGCCGCGGGCGAGGTTGCTCCGAGCAAGAAACCATCGAAAAAGTCTGGACGTCGCCTTAAACCGTCACGCCCGCTTGATGGCGTGAACCGCCGCCTGTTGCCTAAACCCACTGAGCAGACTCAAGAAGCCGTGGAAGAGGCCAAGGACGACCAACCTGCAACCCGCGATGAACTTGAAGCCAAGGCCACTGAGCTAGGCATCACGTTCACTGACAAGACAACTGACGCCAAGTTGCTGAAGTTGATTACCAAACATCTGGAGAGCTGATATGGGCTGGACTAAGCGCCAATTCGTGACGCAAGCATTTGAAGAAATCGGGCTGGCTGCTTACGTCTTCGACCTGCAGCCTCAGCAACTTGACAGCGCCCTGCGAAAACTCGACGCTATGATGGCTTTGTGGAACGGCAAGGGTATTCGACTGGGTTACCCTCTGCCGTCGAGCCCACAAGACAGCAACCTTGACGAGGAAACCCTGGTCCCCGACTCAGCCAACGAGGCCATCTACACCAACTTGGCCCTGCGGATTGCCGGAGGTCTTGGCAGACAGCCTCAGGACGTGACCAAAGCGGCCGCCAGGGCTGGTTACGAGGTCTTGCTCTCACGAGCTGCCATGCCGATGGAACAGCAGTTCCCTGGGACCCTTCCTGTTGGCGCAGGGAACAAACCTTGGAACAACTACGACAACCCGTTTGTCAACCCGCCTGTGGACCCGGTGCTCGCCGGCCAAGACGGTCCGATCCAATTTAACTAAGGAGCTGTCATGCCACAAATCAATCAACTTCCGGTCCTCAGCCAGGTCTCGCCCGGCGACCAGATCCCTGTCTTCACGCCAAACAACGGCGACGCGCGCCGCCTGCCGATCAGCCAGCTGCTGGCGTTCTTCCAGCAGTCGTTCGCCAGCCCGACGTTGTCGACCCAGTTCGCCACGCCTGGCACCGGTTTCAACGTCGCCATCCAGACACCGGTCAGCGAGCAGCAGTGGTTGATCATCCAGCCTGCCGGTACGTTGGCCGCCGGAACCGTCACCCTGCCGCTGAACACGCAAACGCCTGATGGCACCGAGGTGCTGATCACGACCACCCAGCAGATCACCGCCTTCACGCTGGCATTGAACGGGGCCGCTGCCGCGTTTGGCGCGCCCAGTACGCTGTCGGCCGAAGACTTCTTCCGGGTGCGTTACTACGCCAACACTAACTCCTGGTACCGGATCGCCTGATCATGGCCGCCAAGAAAGATCCTCGACTGGACCGCGCAGGTGTGCAGGGTTTCAACAAGCCCAAACGCACGCCTTCGCATCCTACCAAGTCGCATGTCGTCGTGGCCAAAGCTGGCGATCAAGTCAAGACCATCCGCTTCGGCCAGCAAGGCGTGTCTGGCTCTCCAAAACGCGAGGGCGAATCGAAGTCTGACAAGGCGCGTCGAGAATCTTTCAAGGCCCGCCATGCCAAGAACATTGCCAAAGGCAAGATGAGTGCTGCCTACTGGGCAGACAAAGTGAAATGGTGACCTGAATGCAAATCCCAATCGTCAACGGCATCTACACTGACAATGGACCTGACCTGCGCACGTCGTATCCGGTCAACATGGTGCCCACCCCGAAGAAGCAAGGCGTTAGCAACGGTTACCTGCGCCCGGGCGATGGCATCGTGGCCAACGGTTCTGGTCCTGGCGTAGATCGCGGCGGCATCAACTGGAATGGCGTCTGCTACCGCGTCATGGGCACGAAACTCGTGACCGTAGCCAACAACGGCGCAGTGACTGTGCTTGGCGACGTTGGCGGACCAGTCAACACGCTGGTGACGATGGACTACAGCTTCGACCGCCTGGCCATCGCGTCTGGCGGACGCCTATACTATTGGAACGGCGCGCTCACGCAGGTGACCGACCCAGACCTGGGCGTGGTGCTTGACTTCTGCTGGGTTGACGGCTACTTCATGACGACTGACGGGACTAACCTGGTTGTCACAGAGCTCAACGACCCGACGCAGGTCAACCCACTCAAGTACGGCTCATCTGAAGTTGATCCTGACCCAGTGGTTGCCCTTCTCAAGCTGCGCAACGAGGTCTACGCGCTGAACCGCAACACCATCGAAGTGTTCGACAACGTCGGCGGTGACTTCTTCCCGTTCCAACGCATCGATGGTGCCCAGATACAGAAGGGCGTCATCGGCACCTTTGGTTGCTGCGTCTACATGGAGATGATCGCATTCCTCGGCTCAGGTCGTAACGAGGCGCCTGGCATCTACATGGGTTCGAACGCTTCCGCCAACAAGATCAGCACCCAAGAGGTCGACGAGATCCTGTTGCAGTTCACTGAGGCCCAGCTAGCCGCCGTCAAGTTGGAGGCTCGTAATGACAAGAACCACCAGCATCTGTACGTGCACCTGCCTGACCGCACGTTGGTCTACGACGCGGCCGCCTCGGCTGAGATGGAGGTTCAAGTCTGGTTCACGTTGACAACGGCGGTCGTGGGGTTCAACCAGTATCGCGCACGCAACCTGGTCTGGGCCTACGACAAGTGGTTGGTGGGCGATCCTCAGTCGAGCAGCATCGGCTACCTTGACGACACCATTGGCCATCACTGGGGCCAACCAGTGCGTTGGGAGTTTGGTACGACGATCGTGTACAACGAGGGAAATGGCGCCATCTTCAGCGAACTTGAACTTGTCGCCTTGACTGGTCGCGTCTCACTCGGGGTCGACCCGATTATCACCACCAGCTACTCGCTCGACGGCTTGGCTTGGAGTCAAGACCAGGCCATCCGAGCCGGCAAGATTGGTCACAGTCTGAAGCGCCTGCTTTGGTTGCAACAGGGGTTCATGCGTAACTGGCGGATCCAGCGGTTCCGCGGTACCAGCGACGCCCATTTGGCATTCATGCGGCTTGAAGCTCAAGTCGAACCACTGGCGTACTGACCATGGCAACTCAAAAACTCAACCTTACCCGCGATCAGCTCGCTACGTTCCTCAAGAACCACGAGCAGATCAAGCAATTCGAGAAGCTGTTTCAGATCGCCGACTCCATTGCGCCAGATCTTGTACAAGCTGCCATAATTCAGGCCGGAAATGCAGATGCAAAATCAAACAGCGCGTTGGCGCAACTCACGCGCATCGCCAACGCGCTGGAGATGCTGGCCACGGCCCCCGTCATCCAGAACAACAACTCGGTGGTGACGGACTACATCGACTTACCGGAGATTGGACCGCACGTCAGCAAAGAACGGCGCGTTCAGTGGAACCGCGACGACGGAACGATGGACGTTGGCCTGTACGGCGGAAGCGTGCTGCAGGTCGGCCAGGAGATTCACTACTACGCCAAGAACACCAGCGGAAGCCTGATCGCAAACGGCACGCCAGTGATGTTCACAGGGACGGTCGGAGCATCTGGGAAGCTGACGTTCGGCCTGGCCGTCGCCGATGGCTCTGTGCCTGCTGAGTACATGATGGGCGTGGCCACGCAGGACATTGACGACAATGCCTTCGGCTATGTCACCAGCTTCGGCCTGGTGCGCGGCTTCAACACGACAGGCGCCCCGTATGGTGAGGTCTGGAACGACGGAGATCTGCTGTACTTCGACCCGGCCACGCCAGGCACATGGACCAATGTCAAGCCAGCCGCGCCAAACATCGCTGTGCCTGTGGCCGTGGTCATCAACGCAGGAAGCGGTGGATCTGGCTCCATCTTTGTGCGCATGGAGTTGAGCGAGTCGCTGAATAACCTACAGGACGTTTACATCAATGGTGGAGGCCCATCTGCCGGACAAGTGCTGATTTACGACGCAGCGCAGCAGCGATGGGAAAACCACTTCCTGACGCCTGGCGCGAACATCAGCATCACAAACGCATCAGGCTCTGTCACGATTGCTGTGACTGGCGCGTCCGGATCGTTCACAGCAGCCAGCGGCGAGGTCATCACCGTCGTCAACGGCGTCATCACCAGCATCGTCTAAGGAGCAACTATGACCGTCACCGTCAAGACCATCATCCCGGCCAAGCAGGCAGAGAACGCGCAGACAACGCAGTACACCGCGACCAACTGCAAGACCATCATCGACAAGTTCACAGCCACCAACACCAGCGCCAACAACGTGACGCTGAGCGTGAATCTTGTGGGGTCTGGAGGATCGCCCGGCGTCAGCAACCTCATTGTGGACGCCAGGACCGTGGCGCCTGACGAGACCTACACCTTCCCTGAGCTTGTGGGCCAGGTGCTGGAGCCAGGCGACTTCATCTCCACATTAGCTGGTGCAGCCACGTCGCTCACAATCCGTGCCAGCGGCCGAGAAATCACCTAGGTGTTTACAACTAGGCGGATTCGTAGTAGGATCCATCCTAGTTGTGAACCAGATTCACAACAGCTGAGCCGATCGAGCAGCCAGCAGCTCACAACCGCCCTGAACAAGGAGAATGTGGATGCTGGCTGTCGCTGTTTCTGAAGGTATCACTGAGGACCACTTGCAAGAGGTGTACTCTGATGCCTACATCACCAAGGTTGGTCACGACCACCGCCCGGCTGCGCCCATTCATCACCCTCTGGTCACCTACCTGACCGCGACGGTTGGCGGCAAGTTTGCCGGCGCCTTTATGGCCATCCAGCAAACATCTGTGGAGTTAGAACTCCACTCGCTGTTGAAAAAGTCAGCAGTTCCACATTCTCGCCGGCTTGGCCGCGAGTTCCTACGCTGGGCCTTCGAGTCACGCCCCATCTTGCGCGTGACTGCATACATCATTGAAGGTCTGGAATCAGCAAAAAACTACTGCCTCAAGCTCGGGATGAAACTCGAGGGCTTTCGCCGTGACGCCTGCATTCAAAGTGGCCACGTGAAAGGCCTCTACATCTTGGGCATGACGCGTCAAGATTGGAGCCAAGCATGAGTTTCGTCGGAGACTTCATCGGTGACGTCGTCGGCGGCATCACCGGCGCAAAACAAGCTGGGCAAGCAGCCGAACAGGCTGGCCAGCTTCAGTACCAGGCCTCGATGGCCGGTGTCGAGGAGCAGCGCCGCCAGTTCGACAAGTTGGTCGAACTCATGGCCCCGTACGTGGCCGCAGGTGAAGGCGGCATGGCTGGCCAACAGGCTTTGGTTGGTCTGAAAGGACCTGAAGCTCAACAGCAAGCCATCTCGGCACTAGAGCAGTCGCCTGAGTTCGCCAGTCTCGTCCAGCAAGGCGAGAACGCGCTGCTGCAGCAAGCATCAGCCACTGGTGGTCTGCGGGGCGGCAACACGCAAGCAGCACTTGCCCAGTTTCGCCCGCAGATCCTGTCAGCCCTCATCGAACAGCAGTACGGTCGCCTCGGTGGTTTGACCAAGATCGGTCAGGCTTCGGCCGCTGGCCAAGCTGCCGCCGGCATGGAGACAGGTTCTAACGTAGCCAACCTGCTGCAGCAAGGTGGCGCTGCTCAAGCAGGCGCCGCCATCGCAGCCGGCAGCGTGCCTCGCCAGACGTTCGGTGACATCCTGAAGATCGGTGGTACGGTCGCAGGCTTCTTCTAAGGACAACGAACATGGCAATCAATCCCCCGCAGGGCCCGATCAACTACATGGCAGCAATGCCACAAGTTGACTTAGGTCAAAGTCTTCTCGAAGGCCTGAAACTCGGCGCTGGCATCCGTCAGATGCGCGAGCAACGTGCTGAGACTCAACGTGCTGAAGAGGCACGCATCCAGTACGCCAAGGACCTGCAGGCAACCCTAGACAACCCGACACCGCAGGCATTTGCCGCCCTGTCGGCCAAGTACCCACAGCAGCGCGAGGCATTCAAGCAGTCGTGGGAGATGTTGAACAAGGACCAACAGGATTCTGAGTTCCTGGCTGGTTCCCAAGCGTTCAACGCCATCCGCAGCGGCAATGTGCAGGTAGCCAAAGACCTGCTTGACCAGCGCATCGCGGCCATGGAGAACAGCGGCCAAACTACGCAGAAGATGCAGGCTATGCGCCAAGCTCTTGAGGGCGACCCCAAGGCTGTGCAAAGTCAACTTGGTTTGGTGCTGTCGGCTGTTGATCCCGACCGCTGGACGAAGTTCGCCACCGGCAGCACGGCCCTTGAGAAGGCAGGTGCTGAGTTAACTGAGTCACAGGCCAAGGCCCAATCTGCTGCCGTCGCCGCCAAGTTCGCCGAGTCGAACGCCGCCCTCGACATCCAAAAGAAGGGCTGGGACATCACCAAGATTCAGGAAGACATCAAGATCGCCAAGCAGAACGCTGGCATCGCTGCGCTCAACGCGCAAATCTCTCGTGAGGGCAACGACCTCAAGAGACGTGAACTCCAACTCAAAGTCCAAGAGATGGAGCAGAAGCGTGATGAAGCAGTCCGTGGCAAGGTGGCTGAGGCCAGTACGGCTGCAGCCCAGGCCGATAACCTGCTCAACACGGTTGAGAAGGCACTCAATATGTCGGTCACCGGTCGCGACAAGGCTGGTAAACCGACTGGCTTCACCGGCACGATCACGTCGGCCACCGGGCCGATCAGTTCCCGCATGCCAACGCTCAGCCAGGACGTGGCCGACTTCGAGGAAACGATCAATACGCTGGGCAGCCAAATCACCATGTCCCGCATCGGTGAGATGAAAGGCGCCTTGTCCGACAAGGACTTGGCCACTCTCCAGTCATCGCTGCAGTCGCTCAGTCTGCGCCAGTCACCGCAGCAACTGGTCAACAACCTGCTCGAGGTGCAACGCCTGACTCAGAAGGCGCGCAAGAACACCATGGACAAGTTTGGCGCGCCTGCCACGTTGTCCGTGCCTGATACGCCTGCCGCCCAACCGGGTCCGGCTGAGATTGATGACCTCGTCAAGAAATACGGAGGCGGCCGCTAATGGCAACCCTTCAAGAACTTGAACGGGCTCTGGTCAATGCTGACAGGGCTGGAGATACTGACGCGGCCCGCAAGTTGGCTGCAGTTATCTCGCGCGCCCGCCAGGACGTCGTTAACCAGATCCCAGACACCACTGTGGCTGAGACGATGCCCCAGTACGTCGAACCTACCGTCGGCGAGAAGATTGTCGGCGCCGGTGAGACCGCGCTGACCTTGGCTACTGGCGCAGCTGGCGGCACCGTCGGCATGATCGGCGGCACCCTCAAGGGTCTGGCTGAACAGATCCTGTCTGGCAAGTTTGGCACGCCTGAGGCTGCCAAACTGGTTGAGCAAGAAGCCATGAAAGGTGCTCAGGCGCTGACCTACGCGCCGCGGACCGAGGCTGGCCAGGAGATGGCACGTGAGACAGGCCAGTTCTTGGCTGAGACTATCCCGCCAGTCATCCCCGTCGTTGGTCCACCTGGTGCTGTCATGTCTGGCATCCGCGCCGCGCAACCTGCTGTGTCTGCGACTGCCCGTCAAGCCACAACTGCAGCCCGTCAAGCGGCCGCGCCCGTCGTGCAGGCGGTCAAGGAGACGGCTCAGACCGCCGCCAGCAAAGCGAAGCAGGCAGTAGGTCTGGAAGCACCTCCTCGCGCAACCCCTGGTACCCCAGGATCAGCAGGCGCCATGGGCGTGGACGTAGCTACTCAGCGGGCTATGAAAGCCCAGGAGTTGCCCGTACCCATCAAGCTGACTGAGGGCCAGAAGACGCGCCAGTTCGAGGACGTCCGCTTTGAGCGCGAGACCGCCAAGCTGCCTGAGGTCGGTGAGCCGTTGCGCGAGCGCTTTGCCCAGCAGAACCAGCAACTGCGCCAGAACCTTGACGCCTTCATCGACATGACTGGTGCTCAGGCTGGTGAGTCGGAGTTTCGCCGCGCCACTGGTATGGCGGTCAACGAGGCGCTTCGCAGCCGAGCAGCTCGCGACAAGGCACGCATCCGCGTCCTCTACAAGGAGGCTGAGAAGGCCGGTGAGCTGGCCAGTCCAGCCAACCTATCGCCTATCGCTGACTACCTGAACCAGAACCGCGCCGGCCGCTCGTCGGCTCCCATCATGGGCACCTTTGCTGAGGAGCTCAAGGTACAGGGCATTGGAGCTGGTTCGCTAGCCGATGGCACCTTGCAAATCGGCGAGGTCAGTCTTGGCCAGGCCGAGGCGTTGCGTAAGGCGATTAACCGCTTCGTCAAGAGCAATGACCCCAACGACGTGCGGGTCGCTAGTGAGCTCAAGCAGTTGATCGACACCCAGACCGAGGGACTCGGCGGCAACCTGTATCAACAGGCCCGCGCGGCCCGCGCTCGTTACGCGGCCGACTACGAGAACATCGGCTTGGTGAAGAACCTGCTCGGCTTCAAGCGTGGTACCACTGACCGCGCCATTGCGTTGGAGGAGGTGCTCAACCGATCGATCATCGACCCAGGAACCTCACTCGACACCGTTCGCCAGATCCGACGTCTGCTCCAGACCGAGGGTCCTAAGGGCATGCAGGCTTGGAAGGAACTGCAGGGCGGTACGCTCCAGTACATCAAGGAGGAGGCCCTGCGCAACGTGGCCCCTGACCAGTTCGGGAACCGCATCGTGTCACCAGCTCAGCTTGACAGTGTCATCACCAACCTCGACAAGAATGGCAAGCTCGACTTCGTGTTCGGCAAGAAGGGCGCCGAGCAGTTGCGCACCATCAACGACGTGGCCAAGGATGTGCTGACTGTGCCGCCTGGTACGGTAAACACGAGCAACACGGCTAGCGTGCTTGCCGGTTTGATGGACGTGGCCATCTCAGGCACGTCAGGAGTACCAGCACCGATCATGACCAGCTTCCGTTTGATGACTAAAGGCATCAAAGACGCAAAAACTCGGGCTCGCGTCAAGCGAGCGCTTGGCGAATAACCCGAAAGGAGAAAGTTCAAAATGTCCGCACTCAGCATCCAGCCCACCTACCCGATCTTCACTGACATCGACGGCCAGCCCCTTGAGGACGGCTACGTCTGGATCGGCACGGCCAACCTCGACCCGCAGACCAACCCGATCAACGTGTATTGGGACGCTGCTCTGACGCTGCCTGCAGCGCAGCCAATCCGCACGCTGGCTGGCTACCCATCCAACAGCGGCACGCCTGCACGCCTGTACGTCAACAGCGACTACAGCATCAGAGTGATGAATAAGAACGGCAGCACGGTCTATAGTGCACCAGAGGCAACGGAAGCCTACGGCGGCGGC